CCCCGCGCCCGCATCCGATCCATCATCGCCGCCACAGCGGCCAAGCACGGCATGTCCGAGGCTGACATCCTCGTGCGTGATCGTCACGCGCATGTGGTCGCAGCACGGTCCGAGGCCTGGGCTGTGGCGCGGCAGGCCGGGTTCACCTTCACTGCCATCGCCAAGGTAGGTGGCTGGGATCACAGCAGCGTCGGGCAGGGCGTGGCGCGGCATTGGGCGAGGGCGCGAAGCGAAATCACAAGGTGCGAAAATGTCTGATAAAAACCAATATCCAATGCCGCATGACGTGCCGTCGCCGCCGACCTCCAGCCTGTGGGATGACCTGCTCAGATGGACGGTATTCGTCATGAACAAGGAAGATCCGCAGCGCCAATTTGCGGCGTCCTGCCTGATGTGGGCCATCAAGAGTGGCGGGCTCACCGATAAGCAATCTGCGGCGTGCTCCAAGATGGTCTCGAGGATCATGGCGCTATACGACGCCAACGCGCTGGACTGCCAGTCTGAGCGACCCACGGAATTGCGGGTCAGCCCGTCGAACAAGGCGGGGATGCACTGATGCGCGATTACGCCAAAATCTACACCGTGATCTGGCGCAGCCGGAAGTTTTCCAGGCTCGATTCTGACGACGCAAGATACCTCTACCTCTACCTGCACTCGTGCCCGCACAGCAACCTCATCGGGTGTTTTCCGCTGCCCGAAGGATATGCGCTGGCGGATTTGGGGTGGGATTCTGAGCGCTATAGAAAGGCTATGGATAGCCTATCGAAAGCCTTTCTAGTGGGTTTCGATAGGGACGAAATGCTGGTCAGGATCGTCGATTTCATCCGGCATGACCCCTTCACCAACCCGAAGCACGCCGCTGGCGCCGTCAAGGTCGCTATGTCATTGCCTGATTGCGAGGAAAAACAACGGCTTATCGAGGATTTGCGCGGCGCGAAGTATGTGAATATTGCCGATCTTGGGCCGCAAAACGATAGCCTATCGAAAGCCTATCGAAACCCAGAGCCTGAGCCTGAGCCTGAGCCTATACCAGAGCCTAAGAAAGAGATTGCTGCTGATGCTGGCGCGTGTGCTGCCAATTTGCAGCCGGACATGACTTTCCGTGAACGCATTCTGCTGGCCTGCGGTGTTGATCCAGTTTCCGGGATGACTGGTCGGGGAGGTGGCAGGATTGGCCGATCCGACGAAATGGCAGAGCTATCAGCGAGAATGGCAGTCAGGGGCATTGATGAGGCGCAGGTCCTGCAGATCATCGCAGAGGTGATGGCGGTCAGGAATTCCGGCCCAAAGGCTGGGCCGCCCTCATCCCTGCGGTTCTTCCTGCCAGCGCTGGATGAATTCGCGGCATCCAGAGACTTTCCGCCACCCAAGCTGCAGCCATCGTCTTCGGCCCGTGCCTCGCCGCCGCGCAAGCTCTGGAACCTGAACCCTGATGATTTCAACCCCGATGGGAGCCTTCGCCAATGACCGACTTTCGCACCGCGGAAATCTCCGGGCTTTTCAGCCGCTGGCTTGAGCGATACAGCCCGCCGCAGTCGATCCGCGACAACGAACGGGCGCAGCAGGATGAGGCTGCAGCCCTGCTTGGCGTGATCCTGAAATTCGCCCCCCGAAGCGATTACGCAGACTTCGCGGCCAAGGCGCTTGACCAGGTGGAATACCAAATGAAGACGAGGGCTTGGCCGACAAAGGGCGAGCTTGGGGCGGTATGTTCAAACCTCCGAAAGGATGCGCAATGGGCGCGCAAAGACCTGTCTGGCGAAGAGCGGGACATGAGCCCCGCAGGCATCGCAGCGCGCCGGATGCAGGCCGGGGAGGCGGTCGGCGAGTGCTGGCTCTGGGGTTCCGGTGCCTGCGAGATTGCCGCCCGTGGGCTGGTCGATCGCGCCACCATGGACCGCTACCGGAGTGGCGCGTTTCTGGCTCGGAAGGCGATCTACGGGGATCAGCCGGCGCTTGCATGGGAGGCTGAGCGCAAGGCCGATCACGAGGCAGCAAAGGCTGTCTGGAAGGCCCGGAATGACCAGCGGCAAGATCCGAACGGCGGACCTTCGATCCCCGACAAGCGCGACGTCCCGGACTGGGGCGTGGCCGCCGAATGACCCGGCAAAGGTTGGAATATCAACGCGAGGACGAGGCATGACCAGCAAGGCCGAACGCAAGCGCCGCCGCAAGGCCGCGAAGATCAGCCTGCCGGGCGGGAAAGCCGTGGGCCAGCGCATGGGGCAAGGGCGTCGCGCCGATGTGCAGGACGGGCCGCCGCCGATCATGGCCGCCCGCGCCCGTCGGTGCCGGATCGACGCCGCATCGGTGCTGCACGAGAGCGACATGGGCCGCTGCATCCTCGCGCTGTCGGCCGGGCAGGAGCGTGATGACCTGTGCGAGACATGGGCCGCGATCAGCGCCGCCCACCGGAATTACCGGATGCGCATCATCGGCTGCACGGGTGACCCAAAAGGCGCCGCGTCGCCGATGATCCATGACCGCATGGAGACAGACCAGAGCCTGCGCGTGGATCTGCGCACCAGCGACGAGCGAGATGAGGCCGCCCGCCGTGCATGGGACGTATGGTCCGGCATGATGGCCGCATTCCCTGCGCCGCAATATCGATGGGCGCTGCGCGGCGCGCTGGATGGGTTCATGGGGGAGGCGTCGCTCTGGCGGGATGGGGCGCCCACTGCATGTGGCACTGTCGCGGTGTCTGCGCTCAAGCTGTTGACAGAGCGTCGCTGATCTGGCAACTTCCCAACATCGGAGAGCTGCGCCCAAGGGAAACCTCGGGCGCTTTTTGCATTCAGCGTCGGTGTAGCTCAGTGGTAGAGCGGCGGTCTCCAAACCCGCGCGTCTGGGGTTCGATTCCTCACACCCTCGCCAGATCCTCGCCACGCCTCTCAGCGATGCGCACCCCGGCGAGGCACTATTCAGGCGGGCACCCATGGCAGAGCGTAGCGGATGGGGTGGACGGCCCGGCACCCGGCACCAGCGCGGCTATGGCAGCGCATGGGATCGCCTGCGCGTCGGCATCCTCGCCCGCGACATGCACCTGTGCCAGCCATGTCTGGCAGATGGCAGGGCCACGCCAGCGCGCACGGTGGACCACATCAAACCCAAGTCCAAGGGCGGCACCGACGACCCGGAGAACCTGCGGGCGATCTGTGACGAGTGCCACAAGGCCAAGACGACGGCGGAGGGCCACGAGGCCAAGGGCCAGCAGGTCAGGGCGCGGGTGCAGTTCGACGCCGATGGGCGCCCGGTCTGGTGACCCCCCGGGGGGGGGTGGTCGAAAGTCTGGGGGCCGCGCAACAGCGGACCGGCGCGTTTAGTCACACATTCCGCTAACACAGTTTTTCGCCCTGGCATGCTTGGGGCGCATAGGTAGACCATGGCTCGACGCACAAGGATCGACACCACAGCGGGCGCGGTTGCCGCTGCACAAGCGGCGCAGGCGCAAATCAGCCCGCCATCAAATGTCCCGCTGGATGAATCCGATCTGCCGTTCTTCGCCAGTGTGCTTGCAGAGTTCGCCCGGTCGGAGTGGACGGCACACCAGCTTGAACTTGCCGCGATGCTGGCGCGGACGATGGCCGACCTTGAGAAAGATCAACGCCTGATGCGGACTGAGGGCGCGGTGATGAAAAGCGACAAGGGCACGCCCGTCGTGAACCCGCGCAAGACTGTCATCCAGATGAATGCGTCAATCATCCTGTCCTATCGTCGCAGCCTGTCGCTCCACGCGCGCGCGCAAGGCGGTGAGGCTCGGGACGTGGCGAAGCGCCGGGATCAGGCTCGCGAGTTCGAGGCTGACGACGGCGACGATCTGCTGGCCCGCCCGAACTGATTGTGCTGGCGCTCGAATCAGGGCGTGATAAAATAGCGAGACCGTGAAGCGCGCCAACGCAACACGGCCTCTGATCCGCAACCTGAGGTGACAGGCATTGGACTACCAACGGATATACAGCGCGTTCATCGCGCACCGCAAGTCTATCGAACACTCGCTGACCGGATATACCGAGAGGCACCACATCATCCCGCGCTCGCTTGGCGGCGGCGATGGCCGGGATAACTTGGTCAGGTTGACGCCAGAGGATCACTTCTTCGCTCACCTGCTTTTGGCGAAGATATATGGCGGCAAGATGTCGGCTGCCTTGTTCTGCATGATGCAGATCACTGAGCGGCATTGGGGGAGAAGGCTGCAAAGCCGGGGACGCTATGCGCTAGCAAAACGTCTATCAATTCCAGCACTTTCCGAACGGTGGGCTGCCGACAAAAACCCTCTGTTCAACCATGAAATATTTGACTGGGTGAACTATCGGACGGGCGACAGGGAAAGCGCCACGATCTTCGACATGCACGCGAAGCACGGCATGTCTCGACCGACTTGGACGATGGTAGCTAGCGGCGTGCGCCCCAGCGTTAAGGGCTGGTTGCTGGCCTCGCGCATCGCCGATCATAAGCGGAGCGAAAAGGGGCAGGTGAACAAGTTCGTGAACCGCGACGGCCGCACGTTCGAGGGAACGCAGTCTGAATTTTGCAATCACGCAGGGTTAAGTGATGCGTCGGCGTGGCGTGTAGTTCACCAGCGCAGCGTGACGCGATGCGGTTGGCGTCTGTCCGGGGTTGATGATCGACGGTTCAATTGCCCGCGCGATGGAACAACATCGGGACCAAGGGCCAAGGCGATAACGCTGACACGCGACGGATCGGTATTGACTGGGGATAGACGGCAGATTGCTGACGCCTTGGGGTCAACACCTCAAAGGGTTAGCGCTGCCGTCTATGCAATCAGGGCTGGGAAAGCCTCATCCTACATGGGGTGGAATTTGGCGGGGTAGCATGACGAGAGGCGAAAGGGTTTTGGCCTTCATTGCCAAATACATCAAGACGCCAGAGGGCAAGCATGTTGGCGAACCGCTTAAGCTTATGCCATTCCAGGAACGTTTTATCAGGGAAATCTACGACAACCCGGCAGGCACATCACGAGCCTACTTAAGCGTCGGGCGCAAAAATGGGAAAAGTTGTCTCATCGCCTGCCTCCTGCTGGCGCATATCGTCGGGCCGGAGGCGCGGCAGAACAGCCAGATCATCAGCGGGGCGCGGTCGCGCGAACAGGCGGCGCTGGTGTTCAAGTTGGCGCAGAAAATGATCGGCCTTTCGCCGGAGCTGCGGGCGAAATCCTGCACGCACATCACGCCGTCGCAGAAAATGATTACCGGCGTTCAGATGAACGTCGAATACCGGGCCATCTCTGCGGAGGCTGGCACGGCGCACGGGCTTTCCCCAGTGCTGGCGATCCTTGATGAGGTGGGCCAGATCAAAGGCCCGCATGACGATTTCGTGGAGGCCATCACCACATCACAGGGCGCGCATGACGACCCGCTGCTGATCGCCATTTCAACGCAGGCCGCGACCGATAACGACATGTTTTCGCGCTGGCTGGATGATGCGGAGGCAAGCGGCGATCCGCGCACGGTGAGCCATGTCTATGCCGCGCCGCAGGATTGTGACCTGATGGACCGTGATGCCTGGTTGGCAGCCAACCCAGCGATGGGCGAGTTTCGCAGCATCGCCGACATCGAGGATCTGGCGGCACGGGCCGAGCGCCTGCCGAGCGACGAGAACAGTTTCCGCTGGCTCTATCTGAACCAGCGCATCGAGGCGACGGCACCATTCATCGGTCGCAAGGTCTGGCAGGAATGCGCCAGCAAGCCCTTGCCGCTGGAGGATGGGGCGGTGGTGTTCGGCGGCCTTGACCTGTCGGAGGTCAACGACCTCACGGCTCTGGTGCTGGTGTCGCCAGTCGAGAGCGTGTGGCAGGTCCACCCGACGTTCTGGCTGCCCGGCAATGGCCTGCGAGAGAAGGCCAAGGCCGACCGCGTGCCCTACGATGTGTGGCACAAGCAGGGGTTTCTGCAGGCGCCTGATGGTCCGGTTGTGGATTACGAGTTTGTCGCGGCCCACCTCTGGACCGTGGCGCAGCGCTACGACGTGCGGAAGATCGCCTTCGACCGGTGGAACTGGCGGCACCTCAAGCCGTGGCTGTCCCGCGCCGGATTCACCGACGCGCAACTGGACGGTGACGCCGCGATATTCGAACCGATGGGGCAGGGGTTCCAGAGCATGAGCCCGGCCCTGCGCGATTTGGAAAGCGCGATCCTGACGAAAACGCTGGCGCATGGCGGGCATCCGGTGCTGGACACCTGCGCCGCAAACGCTGTGGTGCAGACCGACCCGGCAGGCAACCGCAAGCTGGTCAAGGGCAAGAGCCGTGGGCGGATCGACGGCATGGTTGCGCTGGCAATGGCGATGAGCGTGGCCGGGACGTGGCAGGATGCGAGCGAAGGCCCGTCGGTATATGAAACACGCGGAATTTTGGTGATCTGATGGGGCTATTTGATTTATTCCGCCGGTCGCCCCGTGGCGGAACGGCGACGCCCCGTGCGATGGCGGGTGAATCCGTCATTTTTGACGGGCTGGACGATCCGCGGTTTCTTGAGTTCATCCGCTCTGGCGGTGGAGTTTCTACGGCTGCTGGCCTGTCTGTCACGCCGGAACAGGCAATGCGGAACACGGCTGTCTTGCGGTCAGTTCTGCTGATTTCAAACAGCATTGCCATGCTGCCGCTGCACCTGCAACGGCGCGATGACAAGACCAAGGCCGAGGATCACCCGCTGTTCAGGGTTCTGCATCGCAGGCCAAACGGCTGGCAGACTGCTTTCGAGTTCCGGCAGCTGATGCAGCGCTGGGTTCTGTCGGATGGTGACGCCATCGCGCGCAAGGTCATGGTGGGCAACCGGCTGTCAGCGTTGCTGCCAATCGCCCGCAGCCGCTGGACGGTCACGCAAACGCCCGCTGGCGAGTTGACCTATCGCATCACCCGCAAGGACGCGGGGCCGATCACGCTACGGCAGGCGGAGGTCTTTCACCTGCGCGGGCCAATGTCTGACGACGGTTACACAGGTTTGTCGCTAGTGCGGCAGGCGGCTGAAGCTATCGCGCTGGCGATCCAGACCGAACGCGCAGCGGCAAGGCTGTTCGAGAATGGCGTGATTGTTGGGCAGGTTCTCAAGTATCCGGGCAAGCTGAGCCCCGAGGCCTTCGAGCGGCTCAAGGCGTCGATGGAGGCGCGCGAAGGTGCGGCCAATGCGCATCGCTCTATCATCCTTGAAGAGGGCATGGACCTCGGGACGGCAGCAACAACCGGAAAGGACGCGCAGGCGCTTGAACAGCGAGCCATGCAGATCGAGGAAATCGGGCGGGCGTTTGGGGTTCCGCGTCCTCTGCTTGGGATGGATGACACGAGCTGGGGCAGTGGTATCGACGTTCTCGGCCAGTTCTTCGTGCAATACGGGCTGAACCCGTGGTTTGAGGCGTGGCAGCAGGCGATTGAGCGGGATCTTCTGACCGACGCCGAGGCTGAAATCTTCCAAGCAAAATTCAACCCCGGGGCACTTTTGCGCGGCTCTATGGGCGCACAGTCCGAGTTTTTCGCCAAGGCTCTCGGGTCTGGCGGTCATGCCCCTTGGATGGCCGCAGATGAAGTGCGCGACGCGCTCGATCTGCCAAAGCGCGACAATCTGCCACTTGCGGCAGGTCAACAGATTGGAGGCGGCAATGAGCCTGCTTAAACTCCCGGGCGCAAGTTTTGAGCGGCCCAAAGCCTATCAGGGCGACGCGCGGTCTGACGTTTTGGATCGCTGGAAGCCGATGGCAGCAGAGGCGGATGAGACTGCCACGATCAGCGTTTATGACGTGATTGGGCAGGACTGGTGGACTGGCGAAGGCATGACAGCCAAGCGCGTGGCCGGTGCGCTGCGCGCCATTGGCAAAAAGCCTGTGACGGTCAATATCAACAGCCCGGGCGGCGACATGTTCGAGGGGCTGGCGATCTACAACCTGCTGCGCGAACACCCTGCAGAGGTCACAGTCAAGGTGATGGGCCTTGCGGCATCTGCGGCGTCGATCATCGCCATGGCCGGTGACAAAATCGAGATGGGCCTCGGGTCGTTTCTGATGATCCACAATTCTTGGGGCGTCGTCGTCGGCAACCAGGACGACATGCGCGATGCGGCCGAAACATTCGCTGAGTTCGACGCAGCCATGGCTGACATCTACGCCGCGCGCACCGGAGGAGACCTTACTGAAATCAAGTCGATGATGGCAGCGGAGACTTGGCTCAGGCCCGAGACCGCCATCGACAAGGGGTTCGCCGATGCGACGTTCGACGCCCCTGATTATACCGAAGCGGATGCAGGCAAGAAGGCCCGCGCCGCTCTGGATTCTACCCTTGCGAAAGCAGGTCTGCCGCGTTCCGAGCGGCGGCGGCTTTTGCGCGAAGCTGCTGGCACGCCAAGCGCTGCCGGAACGGCCACGCCGTGCGCTGGCTTTGACGTTGCCGCTGCCGAGCGGCTTATCAACACCCTCAAAGCCTGAAAGGGAAAACCATGGGCTTCCAATCGAAACAACCCGCTCGCGGGATCATGTTCGCACGCGCGGACGCAAACCCGAACCAGATCCTCGCCTCGCTGCAAAAGGCGTTCGAGGACTTCAAGGATACCCACGCCGAGCAGATCAAGGGCGTGAATGCCAAGTTTGACGACGTGGTGACGCGCGAAAAGCTGGACAAAGTGAATGCTCAGGTCGGCGATCTGCAAGGCGCGCTCGACAAGGCGGTTCAGCAGATTTCCGCAATGGAGCTGGGCGCCGGCGGCGTCGAAAAGGGTCGCGTGAAGGACAAGGCCTATACCGACGCGTTCATGGCGCACATCCGCAAGGGCGACGTACAGGCTTCGCTGAACAAGGGCGCGGATGCCGAAGGCGGCTATCTGGCCCCGCGCGAGTGGGACCGCACCATCACCGACAAGCTGGTGGTGCTTTCGACCCTGCGTGGCCTTGCCACGGTGCAGACGATCAGCGGCAACGGCTTCAAGAAGCTGTTCAACCTGCGCGGCACCACCTCGGGCTGGGTCGGTGAAACCGCCGCGCGCCCCGAAACCGCCGCGCCAACCTTCGGCTCGATGGATTTCCAGACCGGCGAAATCTACGCCAACCCCGCTGCCACCCAGCAAATGCTGGATGACGCTGAGGTTGATCTGGAGATGTGGCTGGCCGGTGAGGTCGAAACCGAGTTCGCCTATCAGGAAGGCCTTGCGTTCATTTCCGGCTCGGGTGCGAACGGTCGCCCGAATGGCATCCTGACCTATGTGACGGGCGCTGCGAACGCAGCTGCGAACCCGCTGGGCGCCATCACCACGGTCAACTCTGGCGCTGCTGCGACCGTGACCGCCGATGGCATCGTGAACCTTGTGCATGCGCTGGACGTGTCGTTCATGCCGAATGCGCGCTTCGCGATGAACAAGGGCACGCTGAATGCCATTCGCCTCCTGAAGGATGGCCAGGGCAACTACCTGTGGCAACCCTCCTATCAGGCGGGCCAGCCGTCCACGCTGCTGGGCTACTCGGTGTCGGAAATCGCGGCGATGCCCGCGCTGGCCGCCTCGTCCAAGTCGGTGCTGTTCGGCGACTTCGCGCGGACCTACCTGATCATCGACCGGGTCGGCACCCGCGTGCTGCGTGACCCCTACACCAACAAGCCGTTCGTGATGTTCTACACCACGAAGCGTGTCGGCGGCGGTGTGGTGAACCCCGAGGCCATGAAGGCGCTGAATACCGCAGCCTGATCGGCTTTTTGAGGGGGCGGGGAACTGCCCCCTTTCCCAAGCCGATAGGAGATTGATCATGGCAAAGCTGACCAAGGCCATCACCGGCGTGCCGGACGGCGAGATTTATCCGCGCGTGATCGACGCTGGTGAGGAGTGCCCCGAAAACCTTGCGGCATATGCCGAGAGCGTCGGCGCGTTCGAAGCCCCCGTTGCCGTCGAGACCGCCAAGGCCAAGGCCACCAAATGACCCCCACTCTCGTCACCCCGCCCGCCGATCCTGTCGTGCTGCCGGACGATCTGCGCCTGTATCTGCGGGTGGATCACGATGACGATCTGACGCTGATCGAAAGCCTTGGGGCGGCGGCGGTGGCGCATCTGGACGGTTGGACCGGGGTGCTGGGCCGCTGCATCATGCCGCAGACGTGGCAGATCGCCGTGGATGCAGCGGGCGAAGTGGTGCTGCCGATGCCAGATGTGACGGCGGCCAGCGCGGATTATGGTGCCGGGCCTGTCGCGCTGGCGGTCACCGCTTCGGCGCTGGGTCCGGTTGTCGATGTGACGGACTCCTGCACAGTGACGTTTACCTGCTCGATGCCAGCGCATCTGCTGCCCGGCGTGCAGGCCGTGGTCAAAATGCTGGTCGCGCATTGGTATGCCAACCGTGAGGCGGTGGCGATGAGCAGCGCGACTGAACTGCCGCTGGCGGTCAATGCGCTGATCATGCAGATGCGGTGGGCACGGATATGATGGCCGGTGGTATGGATCGCCGGGTAACATTTTCCCGCGCGACGGTGACCAATACCGGGCTTGGGCTGACCGAGGCATGGGCCGATCTTGGCACTGTCTGGGCTAGCCGAAAGGACGTTTCGGACGGCGAAAAGGCGGCGGCAGGAACCATGCAAGCGGTCGTGGTCGCGCGCTTTGTGGTGCGATCCAGCACATTCAGCCGAGGCCTGACGCCCAAGGATCGGCTGACAGAGGGCGGCCGCACATTCCAGATTACCGGCATCAA